TACTTTATAATCATATAACTTGTAAATTTGTTGTGTTGATTTTTCAAACAAGTCACATTTTATATTTTCCATATGTACCGTATCCATATTGGTAGACCCATACGAAAATTGGATGATTTTATTCTTATTGTTTCGTATTGTTCTATCATAACATACTTGGATATCTTCTAATCCTTTGATTAGTCGTCGTTGAATATAACCTGTTGTACTTGTTTTTACGGCTGTATCTATTAAACCAATACGACCACCAATCGCGTGGAAAAACAATTCTTCAGGACGCAATCCTTCAATGAATGAACTTTCTACAAATCCACGTGAAACTGGATTATCGTCAAATTGCTGATAATGTGGTAATGTTCTATTTGTAAAACTATACGGAATACGTTTATTTTCAACATTTTGTTGTCCTAAGCATGAAATCATTTGTGACATATTTAATTCATTTCCTTTTGAACCACACGTAATTATGGTTACAAATCTGTTTGATGTATCTAAATGTTTCATACTAATATCACCAGCTTCCTTTGAAGCTTCATTCAAAATATTATTCACTTCACTTTCAAAATATTCTTTGTTCGATAATCCAGATTTATTTACAAATATACCTTGTTGTATATCGTCAATTAGATTAGCTACTTTATTCTTTTTTTCTAAAATAATAGTTTTTACATTACGAGTAGTATCGTCTGTTGCTATTAAATCGCTCATTCCGACACTGAAACCGGTTGTTTTCATATATTCTGTAACTATAGCTTGTATGTCATCTAAGAAATATTGACAATGTAATGGAGAATAGTCATTATAAATGCGCTGAATTAACCCTTTTCCAGCTTTTCCATACACTCCTTTATCGATTTGACCGCTCATCATAGTTCCATTTTGAATATGAATATGATTGGAACTATCTGTACGTTCATCGTCTTTTTTGTAATTTAATGAAATATTGGGCAATATGGTTGAAATTAATTCATGTGAAGTAAATGTGTCTTTCGATTTATCTTTGAAAATAGATAAGTCAGGTTGAATTGTTTTGGCAATCAAATTCATTGCTTCTTTACGGGAAAATATAATGTTAGGTTTGGTTAATAAATAACTACCCAATAAAGAATCTTGGAAAATACCAATAATACTATTATTGTTTGTTGGACTAACGATTTGATATGGAATCGCTGCCAAATATTTTAATTCCATTTCAGCCTCATCGTTTTGTGGCATATGCATATTCATTTCATCACCATCAAAATCCGCATTGTATGGTTTTGTATCTGCTACATTCATTCGGAATGTATCGCCTTTGTTCAATACTTTCACTATGTGCGCCATCATAGACATTCTGTGTAAAGTAGGTTGACGATTAAACAATACATAATCACCATCCAACATATGTCTATGAACTATGTCTCCTTCATAAATCATAATGTGTTCACGATCTACATAACGAAGGGATATATTTTCTCCGTTTTTTTTTTCAAGAATTTTTGCACCTGGATATGTATCTGGTCCATTTTGTATCAAATACAACAAATAGTTTTTATTTTCATCGTTTACATAAATAGGCTTTGTAATATTCATAGCTATTTTGAGAGGAACACCTAACTCAGCAATAGACAGTTCAGGGTCAGGTGTAATTACTGAACGAGCACTAAAATCAACCCGCTTTCCCATAAGATTACCTCTTACTCGTCCAGTTTTACCCTTATGTCTTTCGGTAATAGACTTTAGAGCACGTCCCGAACGTTGTGTTACTGGCGATGTTCCTGGTATATTATTATCGACTAAAGTCGCAATATAATATTGTAGCAAAGATGTCCAATCTTCAATAATTTTATTGTTACTTTCAGGATCATTTATTTTTTCTCTTAAACTATTGTTGAATTTAATGATATTGATGATAATGTGTGTAATGTCATCTTCACTTCTTTGCTGAGAGTCTTGTTTTACAGATGGTCTTACGCTTGGGGGTGGTACCGCAAAAATATGACATATCATCCATTCTGGGCGAGACCATTTAGTCGAAAACCCCATAAAGTCTATATCTTCGTCGGTTATTTTTTTGAAAATTTTAGTTACTAATTCAGGTGTATATTTAATAGTAATCACTTCTTTATCGTCATTTGTCCATTCGGCATGTAATGTACAATAACCTTCTTTTTTTATTTTAGGTTGAAGACAACCACAACCATTTTGGGTGTGTTCTCCGCACCTACTTGGTTTTAAATTATTACATATTTGATAAAAATTTTCCCATCTTTCATTATGACTATAGTTTAAGATATATTTATAGATTTCTTTTGATATAAGTAACTTAGAACATTTAAAGCAAATACATTTCAAAATTTTTTGAATTACATTGAAATATTGAATATAAAATACAGGTTTTGCTAAAACAATATGACCAAAATATCCAGGACATTGAATATAATTTTGACCATCAGTAGGACAAATCATACCAGGGTCTAATACACCCATTCTTGGATCAAATAATCCACCTATTTTTGGTTTCATCCCATTGTAAGTATCTTTACTAGTAATCTCAGCAACTGAATTTCGAACAATTTCATCTGGACTCAAAATGCTGAATTGAATACCAATAATTTTTGACGAAGGTTTATTTTTCATATCCATCCTTTAATAAGTATAAATATATATATTTAATCAATTTTTATAAATATATAAATAATTAAATTTATATTATGTATGAACTAAGAGTATATCAAATTTTTAAATCCTTTGATATCTTCTAAAAAAGAAGATACCAAAATCCTTTGAAGATGATGAACATGAAGAAGAATACTCAGAAGAAGATTCTCAAGAAATATACGAAAATGTAAAAAATGACAATACCTAAAAAAAGATATTATTCATAAAAAAAAATATGAGTTAAACCAATTATTTGATACATTTAGTAAATCCATTTAAAAAAAAAATAAATAAATAAAAACAACTCAAAAAATGTCAAAATAAAAAATATGATAAATTTGAAAAAATGATTTGTATCCAGAAAAAAAGTGATGAACATGAATATTTTAAATAACTTAGTCGTATGAAACAAGAAATCATTATTAAAAAAATAGAAACTCTAAAGCAAGATAAAACGATAAACCATATAAAATACAATTATTGGAAATGGATATACCAATACATATAAAATCAGTTGTATTACACCTTTGCACATTTAAAAACGTCGATTTTCTTAAAAGTTTTTTATTTATTTCCTGAATATAATAAAAAATTTATTTATAATTTCATAATTATTACATAACTTATATGAACTTTATCAAAATGAACCAAACTAATGGATATATTTATGTTATAAATCATCCATCGTATGATGTTGATGATGCGTGTAAAATGGGTAAAGTAAATAATATTCCTGAAAGGGATATGCTAGTGGCGAAATTAAGAGAGGATATTTTGAAGCGGTGTTTGAAGTTCCTATTGAAAAAATGGGAATTGTTGAACGCTTATTACAAAATGAGTTTCTTGAATTAAATGTTAAATATGATGCTGGAACCGAATTTTACAATAAAAAACTATAATCCTGAAAATGAATTAAAGCATTTATTAAATGAATTAAAGCATTTATTAAATGAAGTGTCAATTGAATAAATTTCAAAAAATGGTTATTCGTTAAATTATGCGGAATATTTAAATGATGAAAAATAAGAATAGTTTTATGAAGATGGAATTATGATGAAATAATTAGGTATTTTATATTGTTTAACTAAAAATAACTAAAATATTTTTTCCTAATTAATATCCCGGACATAATGTATATTATTTAATAATTAAAAAATCGGCGTTTGAAATGTAAAAAGGTGTAATGTAATAGGAGGATGTAAAATTATAGGAACACATAACAAAAAAATAGAGATGGTACTGAAATAACACTTACACGAGTAGGCGATATTAATATTAATTTTATGGAAACACCATATTATTTAACAGATAATGGATTTTCAAAGGTGTAAATATCTAAAGGTGTAAAACAAATTTAAAATTAATCAAAGTTCCTATTCCTACTATTGAAAGACAACAAGAAATAGTTAAACATATAGAAGAACTTAATGATGAATAATACAAAATTACAAGAAAAGATAAAAGAAAATATTAATATAACTAAACAAATTATGAAAGTATAGTAAAAACAATAATAAATGATACTGAACCTATTGATGTGGTTCAAAATGAAATAGTACAAAGGATAAAATAGTCATTAGCAAACAATTTTTAATTCCTCTATCAGACAAACCCTAAAATTAAATAAAGGTACTTTTTATTTCATGATGATATATTAACTTACATTATAGAAAAAAAACAAGTAAAGAAAAGGGTGTCAGAGATTTGAAAAGATCCCTATAGATTATATTTAATCGCATCAATTTATATAGTTTGTTAGAACCATCATGTTCATTGTTCAATGAAAGAGTAATCAAAAACATAACCTTTCCCTTTTAAATTACTTGGGGACATTGTGGACACAATGGTCCAATCAAATAAGGAGACTTTACCGGCTTTTCATATGTATCTTTAAGCATTCGGTTTCCTCCGCGCATGACTAACAAATTATGATTTGTTTCATCTTCACACATACAACCTGACGATTTTGTGTATAATGAAGGGCAACATTCGGGTTTGAATAGTTTATCTGTAAATATATCTAATGATTTATCTGGATAGGAATGTATGTCTTCTATCACTTTTTTAGATACATTTCTAGTATCAAATGTTTCAAATAAAAATACTTTGTATATGATTACACATAAAAGTATATATATTAACATATAATAATACATTATTATTTACTTACTAGCATAATTTAAATATCGACCATCATTTGTGTAAGCTTTATTTACTTTATTTTCTTTCTCTAATTTGGTTTTGTTTTCAACTCCAGTTTCAATCTTATCGGTTATTAATGTAAATTCCTTGTTTAATTTATTATATATTGTATTCAAATCACGTTGTTTGTATTTTAAATAATTTATTTTATTCTTCACAATATCATTGTATTTTTTTGTTGATTCATTTACATCTTGTTTTATGTGTGATTCATATAGACCAATTTGTTTTTTTACAAATCCAATCAAATATTTTATTTTATCAAAAGATTCTTTCATATGCGCCAATAATGGGGTTTCATTGTAAATAGTTTGTTTTATACAATATTTTAAATTCTTTAATGTATAGTCATGTGGTTTTATGGAATCATCTGGTTGTAAAAATCCTGACATAAAAATATAATCACATCGGTTTGCTTGCCAATTTCTACCTAAAAATGTTTTTTTTAGATAAAAAGATAATATAAAAATAATTATAAAAAATACAAATAAGAGTACAAAAGCTGGCGCACTAGATATTTGGCGTGACTTTTCAATTATAGTATCTTCATATAATTTGTATACTATAGAGTTCATATTATATTATATCATTTATTTTATTTAACGATTCTGTTATAGAGTCATTTGTTTTCTTAATTTTTTCATTCATAGTATTCTTTGTTTTATCGAGACTATTCATATGATTCATCAAGTATTTATTTTGTGACTCGTAATCATTTTTTAATTGAGACAAAAAGTTTTCGTTTTCTTTCTTCATTTCAGTTGTAATATTATTTATATTTTCTACCATAGTATCGTTTGTATTCTTTATTTCACTATAAATAATAGGTTGAACATCTTGAATACATGTTTTAAAGGAAGAACCACTATTTTCAAATCCACCTATTTTTCCACTAATCATTGTAATAGGATCACACCTATTATTATTCTTATTTTGAACCATAGTAATCATAAAATAAATATAGTAATAATACATAATAGTAATTACAAATACAATCATCACTATATTTCTTAAAATATAATCATTCATTATTATAATATAGAAAATAAATATATATAATGAATAATATGGCATTAATCCAAGAATATTTCTCTTTATTGAACAACTATAAAGAGAAATATGGAGACAAAACCTTATTGTTTATGCAAGTAGGTAGTTTCATAGAAGTCTATTCAAAATCACCAGAGGATAAAGATATGGTAGAGTTTACCACAACTTGTGAGTTAAAAATCGCAAATAAACCTTTAGGAAAAGATAAAATATATATGGCAGGATTTCGAGATTATATGATAGACAAATATATTCAAAAAATGGTATCTACTTATATTGTGGTAGTTTTTGAACAAATGGAACAAGATGGAATTATAGTACGAAAAGAAACTGGTATATTTAGTCCTGGAACCATATTTAATCATAGTGAAACATTGACCAATCATATTACATGTGTTTGGATACACAAAACCAATAAATTATTTCACGAAAACTATGTTTTTGGATTTACTACATTAGATTCGCATAGTGGAAATTTATATACAAATGAATATAAAGTTCCTTATTATCATAATCCAACGACTTATGATGAAATCGAAAAACACATATCCATCTATAATCCAATTGAGATTATTTTTATTCATAATATAGAATCCAAACAAATGGTTGATATCATACAATATATGAATACTAAAAGTAAAAAAACAACTATTATTTCATTAAATGAAAATACATTTTTATCAGAACAAGCTAAAAAATGCGAACATCAAATGTATCAAGAAGAATTGATGAATAAATATTTTCATAAAAATAACCTAGCCCATGATATTATTTCTTTTCAATCGTTATGTTTTTTGTTGAATTATGTAGAACAACATAATCCGGGATTGGTAGACAAAATAAAGGAACCAAAGGTTGAACATGAAGATACTCGTTTGATATTAGCGAATCATTTATTAAAACAATTGAATATATTAGAAACAGACCAAAGTCAAGAACATAAGTATTCGTGTATTATGACCCTATTGAATGAATGTAAAACAAAAATGGGTAAGCGATTGTTTCAATATATATTGGTAAATCCAACTCGAGATCCACACATTTTACAAGAATCTTATAATATGACTCAGCATATGATTGATCATCAATATGATTGGACGTCTTATTTTAATTCTATGAAAGATATGGACTATATACTTCGTAAAAATATTTTAAAGAAATGTACTCCAAATGACTATCATCATGTATATCTTTTTTGTAATCAGTTGACGCAAATAATGAATACATTAGATGAACACCTAATGAAGTATATTGACTCTAGAAAAACATTTTCTATGATTCAAACTATAAAAGAAACTATTGAAGGATTTTTTAATTTATCTCTACTTAGTCAAATTCATAATTGTTCTTTTGATAAATATCCAGAATATATGGATGAAATGATTTTGCCTGGAAACGACTTGACATTAGATACTATGATTGAAAAAAAAATAGAATCCAAAGATAAATTAGAGGCATTTATACAAGAACTGGAAGATATATATAAAACATTGGACAAGAAAAGTAAGACCAATGTGATAAAAATACACGAGACAACTAGTGGTATTTCTTTATTGATTACCAAACGTCGTTATAATATCTTATCTAAACATATACAATGTTTGGATATTGAATATGTGTCCAAGTGTACCAATTACAAAAAAATATTCCACGTGGAAAATATTTTGAAACACGAATACAATTCAACTACATACAGTCTAGGTGGGGATTTTCTAGATGATATTACAAAACAAATTTCTAATGATACGTCTTCTTTTATGAAACAAGTTCATTTGGTATATGATTCTTTTCATAGTAAAATAAAAGAAGATGATTTATATCATTTGATTGATGTATGTAAAACATTAGATCTTTTACATTGTAAAATGTTGATTGCTACTAAAAACAATTATAGTAAACCCATTATAGATGATACTACTAAGGAGTCTTATTTAAATATAAAAGAACTAAGACATCCACTAATTGAAAAAATAGAGACAAATGAATTGTATGTAACCAATGATATTTGTCTCGGAAAAGAACATTCAGGTATGTTATTATTTGGGACAAACGCAGTGGGTAAAACCAGTTTTATTAAGTCGATTGGTATTGCTGTTTTAATGGCTCAATGTGGATTATATGTACCTTGTAAGGAAATGACTTATGTACCTTATCAATATTTATTTACTCGCATCATTGGAAATGATAATATTTTTAAAGGATTGTCCACCTTTGGTGTAGAAATGAGCGAACTCAGGGTCATTTTGAAATATGGTAATGCACATAGTTTGATATTAGGTGATGAATTATGTTCAGGTACCGAAATAGATTCAGCACTAAGTATATTTGTCTCTGGATTAGAAAAAATGTACAAAGAAAATAGTTCCTTTATATTTGCTACTCATTTTCATCAAATCCAGCATTTTGATGAATTACGTCAAATGACTAACTTACAAATGAAACATTTAACGGTTGAATATAATCAACAATGCAAATCACTTATTTATAATCGTAAACTAAAAGATGGTGCTGGAGAAAGTATTTATGGTCTTGAAGTTTGTAAATCGTTACAACTACCAGATGCGTTTTTAGATCGTGCCTATGATATTCGTAATAAATATGACAAATCGTATAATAATATTTTAAGCTATAAAACATCCAAATACAACAAGGATAAACTACGAGGAATGTGTGAATTTTGTAAATGTGAAATGAGTAATGAAATACACCATTTAAAATATCAAAAAGACTTCAAAGATAGTCAACTTCATCATAAGGCGAATTTATCTTCTGTATGTGAGACTTGTCACGATAAAATACATTCATTAGGATTAATTTATGAACGAAAAAAAACGATAGAAGGAGACTATATATTAATCTCTAAAAATTGATTAAAAAATAAACATTATTAATATATAAGAATGTTGATTCCAGTAAAATGTTTTACGTGTGGAAAAGTGATAGCAAATAAATACCCGATTTATTTGGCCTTAGTATCGGAACAAAAAAAAGATAAAGATACTATACAATATTTAGATAGTGAAAAAATCGAAAAAACCATTGAAGGAAAGGTATTAGACGAATTAGGACTGGTCGATGTTTGTTGTAGGCGTCATATGCTTACACATGTAGATATTTTATAATTATATACTATATATGTCCCGTTCAGCGTTTAACATGAAAAAATTATGTACTCCATCTTTATTATATTTTATTGTATCTTTTCTAGCATTATTTTTTATTGGAATACAAAATGCAAAAAATGTTGAAATACTTTGTTTAGGTAACTTTGAATGTTATGTTGGAAATAATATCATTATTTTTCTATTGAATGCTATATACATATTGTTTTGGACATTTATTTTAGACTTATTGTGTAAAAATGGATGGACCGATTTGTCGTGGTTTATTTTTTTGTTGCCTTTTATTTTGTCTTTTCTTTTTTATGGACTCATACTCTTTAAGTTTAGTTGATTTTAATCTAAAAATAAAATAAATAAAAATAGTAATGGACGAAACAAAAATACGCGAAATATCTTTAAAATATATTGAATCTTATTTTAATGAGAATACTTTGGTAGACCATCAAATAGATAGTTGTAATTATTTTTATGAAAATGATATAAAAAAAATTTTTTATGATTTAAACCCAATTGAGTATATCTATAAAGATCCAGACGATAAAGATTTGTATAAAGTTAATCTATATATAGGCGGTAAAGATTCAGATAAAATTGAATATCATTCACCTATGATGGTAGAAGGAAATAAACGTCACTTGTACCCCAATGAATGTCGATTAAAAAACATTACTTATGCAACAACCATTTATTATAAAGTAGACGTAGAATATGTGTTTCTAAAACGAAAATATACTATTCGCAAAACCTATCCAGAAGAAAATTTTTATTGCTTAGGATCATTTCCAATTATGTTGAAATCTAAATTATGCTTATTAAACAAGTTAAATAAAGACGTTTGTTATCAATTAGGAGAATGTAGACATGATTATGGTGGATATTTTATTATAGATGGAAAAGAAAAGGTAATTATACCTCAAGAAAAGTTTGGAGACAACATAATATATATTAGAACATTAAATGATGATAAACACGATTTTTCAATTGAAATTAAGTCGGTATCAGAAGACCATTCTAAACCAAAGCGTACTATGGCTATTCGTCGTGATATAAATCGTGGTCATTTGTTAGTAGATATACCTAATGTCCGATTACCTATACCTCTTTTTATTGTTATTCGTGCGCTAGGTATTATAAGTGATAAAGATATATGTAAATGTATATTATATGATTTAGACGACAATGAAAAATATTTAGAACTATTGAGACCATCCATAAATGACTCAGGTACATTTTATACACAGTTGGCTTGCTTAAATTATATATCCGTATTTTTAAAACATAGTACTGTAAATGAGACCCATAATATTTTAACCAATTACTTATTACCACATATGGGAGAAATGAATTATCATGCAAAGGCATTGTTTTTAGGATATATGACCTTTGAATTGTTGAAAACCATCAACGGTGACCGACCATTAACAGATAGAGATAATTACAAATTTAAACGCGTTGAAAGTACAGGAACATTGATGAAAGCATTGTTTACAGAATATGCTAAAATTATGAAACAAGAAATTCACACCATTGTTGAAAAGGAAATGTATTATAATAATTCATTGTATATAGATGAAAACTTATATGAACAAGATTTCAATCCAGAAAAATCTAATATTTTATATTTGGTCAAAGACCATATATTCAATGAAAAATATATTGAACAAGGATTTAAAAAGGCATTCAAAGGTGATTGGGGCGCATATGGACATACAAAACGACTTGGTGTGATTCAAGACTTGAATCGTTTATCGTATAATTCTTTTTTGACCCATCTTAGAAAAATAAATTTGGAAGTAGATAGTAGTTCAAAAATGGTTGGTCCGCATTTATTACATGGATCACAATATGGTTACTTAGACCCAGTAGACACACCAGATGGTGCAAATGTAGGTTTACATAAACATATGGCGATTATGTGCAATATAACTAGAGCCATTCAAAATGAAACCATATATGATTTTATTAAAAATAATTTTGATATATTATCCTTAGAAAGGGCTTCTTATTTACAAATACATAATCATTTTAGATTATTTATAAATGGATTGTGGGTAGGTATTGTTATTCAGGACCCAATTCATTTTAAACAACAATTTATTGACTTTAGACGAAGAGGAATAATACCTAATACTATTAGCATTTGCATTCAAATGAATGATAAATATATTTTTATTTATAGTGATGAAGGAAGACTTATACGCCCATTAATTTATTACGAAGATGATAAAGTGGTCATATATGACAAAGAACCAATTAAATGGTCTAATTTGGTAAAAACAAAAAATAAAGTATACGAAATAAATGACCAATCCAAAGAACGCGTCTATTTAGAATATATGGATTCATCTGAAATAGAGATGTGTTATGTCTCGATGGAATACAAAGAAACCTACAAGGGACATACACATTTGGAAATTCACCCTTCATTGATGTTTGGTATTATGGGGAATCAAATTATTTTTCCAGAAAACAATCAATTGCCTCGTAATTTGTTCGGTTGTGGTCAAGCCAAACAAGCGGTTTCTTTGTATCATTCAAATTTTATCCATCGTATTGATAAAATGGGTATTGTATTGAATTATGGACAAAAACCTATTGTTCGTACACAATATTTTAATTATATTCACGAAGAACAACACCCTTATGGGGAAAATGTTATTGTTGCTATTATGTGTCACACTTCTTATAATGTAGAAGATGCCATTTTAATCAATGAATCAGCTGTCAAACGTGGATTATTCAAAACCACCTATTATAATATGTACGAAACAATGGATGAGATTACTATTGCTGGAAAAAATGAAAAACGAATTGATAGAGTCTTAAATTATGAATTAACCAGAGACACCAAACCTGGATATAATTATAACAAACTAGATGAGAATGGCCTTATATTTGAAAATACTATAATGGACGATAAAAATGTTGTTATTGGTAAAGTTAATATAATAAATAATGAAGTATTTGATAGTAGTATATTACCTAAAAAAGGACAATTAGGTTATGTAGATAAAACGTTTATTTATAATAAAGATGGTCGAAAATTAGCCAAAGTTAGAATTCGTGAAGATAGAAGTCCGACCATTGGAGACAAATTTTGTAGTCGGTGTGGTCAAAAGGGTACAATTGGAAATCTTATACCAGAAGAAAATATGCCCTTTACAAAAAATGGACTAAAACCTGATATCATTGTAAATCCTCACGCATTACCAAGTAGAATGACCATTGGTCAACTGATCGAAACATTATTAGCCAAGTTATGTTGTGCCAATGGAATGAGTGCCAATAGTACCGCATTCTTAAACAAAGGACCTAAACACGAAAACATTGGTAAGCATTTGAATGATTTAGGATATCAATCGGAAGGAAATGAAATATTATATAATGGATTAACTGGTGAACAAATTACTAGTGAAATATTTATGGGACCAACTTACTATATGAGATTGAAGCATATGGTTAAAGATAAAATTAATTATAGAGCCACCGGTCAAAGAGACTTATTGACGAGACAAACCAATCACGGAAGAGCTAATGATGGTGGATTACGTATTGGTGAAATGGAACGTGATGGTGTCGTATCTCACGGAATGAGTTCGTTTTTAAAAGATTCTATGATGAAACGTGGTGATGATTATAAAATGGCCATTTGTAATCAAAGTGGTACGATTTCGATATATAACAAAGACAAAAAACATTTTTATAGTTTATTATCGGATGGTCCGATAGAATATGATATGACAGAACAAAATATGAATCCATATTTAATAACTAAATATGGTAAGGAATTTAGTATAGTAAATATACCTTATAGTTTCAAATTGTTAATGCAAGAATTAACCACAATGAATGTTCAAATGCGAATAATTACAAGTGATAATGTCTCCAAATTAACTCATGGAAGTGTATATTTAAAACCCAAAGAAGAACAAAATGATGATTCATTAATAAGTGATAATTCCATTGAAAATGATAATTCCGAACCTAAATCATCTATGCTAATCTTGAACGATAATCCACTAATGGAAGAATCATTCTCCGTAGAAAATTCAACGCCAGATGCATCTCATATGGTTGAACAATCTATACAACCTCCGACTATTCCACAACCTCCGACTATTCCACAACCTCCGACTATTCCACAACCTCCACAACCTCCGACTATTCCACAACCTCCACAACCTCCGACTATTCCACAACCTCCGACTATTCCAC